GGTTACTTGGAAAGCACCTGTGAAAGTACCAAAGTCAGGAACTAAAAACTGATAATTATTTTGACTATCTGCTAAAGCGTTTGTTTTGACAGTTGTTTCTGATGCACCGTCTGTGAATACACCACTTCCTGAAACACTGATTGATTGAACCCCTGCCGCCGCTAATAAAGTCCTCTTACCTGAAGAATCCTTATTAGTTACATCTACTGATTCGTTGTTTACTGTTAAGCTTGTTGATCTAAGCCCTGCTATTGTTGTGAAAGTCTCAGGTGAACCTGCATTACCGACTTTCATTAGCATTGCACTACCTTTTTGTGCTGCCATATTTTTCTCCTAAATACAGAGGGTATTTAATCCTCTAATTAAAAAAACGGCATCTGCCACCTTATTACTAAGACAATTGGTAGTTAATCAAGTGCCTAATGTAATTGCACGAAATCTCATGACACCGTGCCGAGTAATCCCATCAGGGTCCCTCATTATGTCGCTGAACTCAAACCTTAAATTTATAAGATTGACACCAGTAACAGTTAGACTTACATCATGCAATAAATCATGTATCTTGTCCATGATTTCCTTAGTTTCTTTTGCACCCTTATATCTTGACCATATATGTATATTTATAGTGCTTTCTGCTCCGACAAGGTTCTTTGTACTGTAGTCTGCGGCTGATTCTTCTCCAAATGTAATGAAAGGATAAGAATTACCCTCTACAACTTCATCATAGACACCACAGGAAAGCGTAGAAGTAATTGCAGATACATTAAGTGCTGTATAAATACTAGACTGTAAAGCAAATTGACCTATGCTCATTTTGTTATAATTCCTTCTCTTTTAAATATCTGTCTGATTTTCCTTACATTTCTATTTAATGCAGGTCGCATAAATGGTCTTGCAATCATAGTAACCGTGCCAAATTCTAAAGCTTTTGAATAAGGTGCCGCAGAAATTATTTGACCTATGACACTACCATCACCTTGTGCTTTTACACTGGTACTTATTTGACTAACCAAGAAGCCTTGATCATTAGCAGGTGGTTTGTTGGGTGATGATGCTGTGTGAGTTCTTCTTGGGTTATACTTTTCATAAGTTGTTCCTGTACCACCTTGCATTATGCTTTCTACAGCAGTATTTTTTACAAGGTTTGTACCTCTATCTACAGCTTCAGTTGCATTATGTCTTGGATTGACAATCAACCTTTTTTTAAGTTTTCTTCTAAATTGGTTGTAATTCTTAAAATTCATATGGCAATTCCCTCTTCACATAATAATTTTAGGAATCTGTCCCTTTCATCTACATTGATAATACCATTAACAGCGAATGACCTTGTGCCATAGCTTATTTTGCTATTTGTATCTATGTTATTCATGTACCTTATAGTAATCTCATGCGTAACTTTTTCTTGCAACATACCTTGTCTATATGTGCTATTTGCAGTTTTTGGTACTATGTTTGCGTAGACATGAGCTACAGTATTAAAGACTTGTGATAAACCACCACCTGCATCTCTAGTATTGGTTGCTCGTTCAACCTTTACCTTATATCGCATCTTGCCGATACTGTTAGCCATACTAACCTATGCTCATTAATGCAGAAGAACCCATGCCTCTGTGTATAACATAAGGTGCATACAGTGATCGTAGCATTGGGGGGTAGGGCAACGATGCATCATACATATCACCTCTGTGTTCGTAGAGATAGGCAATGTGTTGAAGAATACCTAACCGCATGGGCTCAGGAACATTGTATTGAGTTGTATATCCAGTTACATATTGAACTTCAATAGCATTTGCTACACGCAATGCAGTAGGGAATGTTTCACCAGTTCTTAAAACTATTCTTGCAGGCTCTCTTGCATTATCTAAGTAATATTTTGATGCTGAAAAGGTAGTTGCCGTATCTGCATCATCATATGTTTTAACATGGGTTACAGAGGCTACAGGAGATCGTGGTAAAACGATATAGTTTTTATAGTAGTTAAGGTAGGGTCCAGTTCTTGTTCCTTCCCATAGGGGGTTTTCTATATCCTCAAAAGCATCTAAAAAAAGCGTTAATGTTTGTGTCATTAATGCTCTGCCAGTATGTTCCTCGCAGAATCTTCTAGCACTTTCTATATAAGGTCTAATGACCCTTTCATCAGTAGCATCATCAACCCTAAGATACTCTTTAACTTCTTGAAGCGTGACTGGTTCTTGTGATGGTTCTGTTTTAACTTTAAGCCCTGCCATGATTACCCCTGCATAAAATAAGTTCCAACAATGACCGCATACAGCCCCAATATCATGGCTTCCATGCGAATAAATCTAGCTGAACCTGACTCTAGTCTTTTCTCTAGGTTTTCATAGCGAATTGCACATATTTGCTCATGCAACTCTAATGCACTTATCTCAGCCTTTTTTGCTTTCGGAGTTGTCGCTGTCATTGGCTTCTTCTTGTTCAGGAAGAAGTGGTTTAATTTTATCAATGTAATGCTGTTGTAAAACTAAATTATCTTCAGATGCTTCTGCAATTTTTTTATGTTGAGCCTGTAGTTCAGATAACTTGTTATACAAAACTTTAATCTCATCACTTAACTCAGCAACATTATACTGATGATCTACGCCATCTTCCTTTATTGTCAAAATTGGTTCGTTAGCTTCTGCCATATTTTTTTCTCCTAAAATTAACCATTGGTTTAAATTGTATCAGCAGGAAACCTTTTTGACCATATTGTAAAACTATATTTAATTCCCTGTACTAATGGCAAGCATTCATGACCATGAGTGACTTGTGCAGGAAACAATATACATTTACCTACTGGCACATCTTTATTGGTTATTCCTTGTCTTGGATATATTAGATCAGCACCTACATAATCATCATTCAGCTTAACGCTTCCTGTGACTAAACTTGCGTCATGGTGCAGATTTAAATTTTTTTGTGTTTCTAAAGAATATCGCATAACAAATCCATCTCTCAATCCATACATCTCTAATGGCTTCCAATATCTTTCCACAGTAGGAACAATATAATCCTGCCATGCTTTTTCTAATTCTTCCCACAGTCCAAGTTCTTTTATGCGTATCTCTTGTGCAGGAAACTTATCATAAGACAATGAACCCCAACCACCATGTCTGTCTGCTAGTTCTATTAATCTTTCGCATTGCTCTTGCGTCATAAAATCAACAACCAACATATCTTCTGATAAATAATCTACCCTGTTGTGCGGTATAAAATATGCGCTTGTGGGCGCGTGAAATGCGTTGTAAAGGCTTAAAAACTTCTCCTTGGTGTCTTGACCCCCATTACCATGATAGATGCAGGAACAGCATCTAGTTTCAGGGTTGTTTAATTGATTTCCAAGCTTAATAGTGCCTTCAAAATGCGTTTGAAATATATAGCACTCATAATCTATGGCTATGTCAAAATCACCGTACAGAAAACATTTATGTGCATATAGTTGATCATCATCCCAATGCTCTATTTCTTCGTAGTCATATAGTTTTTTTAACTCTCCGACTCTGCCTATATAAGTGCCACTATTGATATATTTAAATCTTGTATGTGCATTTGGAAACTCTGATGCTAGTTGCTCATGCGGATAGCAATAAAGCTCACCACTGAAAACAATATCTTTATCAAACTCTAAAAATCTTTCTGTAATAGTCTCAAGATCATCTGCATAAAAGACATCATAAGCATCTGTGAATAATACTATGTCATCATCATGCAAATCTTTAACATAATCTTTCATAAGGTTTATCTTCATGCCACCACCAAGAGCAGACATATCGGTTCCTTCCCATTCTATGTTTGTTCCTATGTTTACAAGATCAATTCCATACTTTCTTGCGCTTGTATTTACATAGGTGCATTTCTTCCTATCCGTACCACAAGTGACTGCATGAACTTTGTAGGGTCTAAATGACTTGTTGTTTTCTATATCTGAGTATGAAACATCTCTATGCATTTGATTGCATGCATCTTTTCTTAAAGCTACTACACTTAGAATATTTTGTTTCATTATCTCAGGTAGAAACTCATCTACTGGCACAAAGTCTTTATAGTCAACATTGTTGATGAGCTTTTTTGCACTGCTTGGTTTTATACAATAAGCAGTCATGTTATATGGATAGGATGGCTTTTCTATTTGCTTATCTATTACTTGGACATTTTGTGGTTCGTTTTCATTGCGTTGCAGATACACAAAGTCATGTTTAGCAATTAGTTCTATATATAGATTTTCATCCCATTGATCATTAATTAAGGCATCATCTTCCATGACTATGACTGATTGGTTTAGATCAATACATCTTTGCCATGCTTTTATGTGAGATAAGAAACAAGCTACCTCGTTTTGTTGTAGTGGTCTATTTCTATATGGGTCTATCCAGTTTTTTCTTGCCTGTATATCTCTAAATATATTTGATTCCCCATCTATGGCTTTAATGTATTCAAAATCTAGCAGGTTATTTCTTTGAAACTCTTTTTTTCTATCTGCTCTTTTAAGCAAAGATATAACAAGTTTTTTCATGCAATGGCGTACATATCTCTTTG